CAAATGAGAACTGTATATATTAATCAAGGCAATATATACGGATCAGAATTACAAACAGATTTAGTAAATGCAAAAACTGAACTGAGACAGGCCCAAATACTTGGAGATAATGCCCGTGCATTTAATGCTCAAACATTAATTTCTACTATAGAATATAAACTTAGTAGAGGCAGTCCGTATGGATTAAGTACAAATGAGTTACAGAATAAAACTAGTAGTAATTCCGCCTACAGTAGTTTATTGTCAACTGTACAAGCATCGTTGCAAACAATTAATAATATTAAATCACAAGCAAGTAGTTTAAGTATTGATCTAGCAGGTGCAAACTATTCATCTAACTTATCAGCAGTTCCTGCAACTGTATCATTTTTCTAAGGAATACTAGCACATGGCAGATCAAACATATTCAAGAACTAGAGACAAACAATCAACTGTTAAAGATATTGGACCGTATGAAGCAATAGTTGTAAGTCATCTTGATCCCATGTATATGGGAACACTAGAAGTTGAGCTTGTAAAACAAACTGAATCTGGCGGCACGCCTCAGCGTACAGGACAGTTAATAACTGTGAGATATTTAAGTCCGTTTTACGGTGTAACTCCTGCTAACGGCCTAACTCCCAATGACGGCTACCAATATACACAAAAGAGTTACGGAATGTGGATGATTCCACCGGACGTGGGTACTCGTGTGCTGGTAATTTTTGCTGAAGGTAATACTGCATACGGTTATTGGATTGGATGCATTCCTGAAATAGGAATGAATTTTATGGTACCCGGCGGTGGCCAAGCAGCCGCATCGGTTACTACTGCTGAAACTCCTGAAAATCTTAAAGGAGTTAAGTTACCTGTTGGTGAGTATAACAAACTAAAAGAAACAGGAGCAAAGGTAGATCCTACTTTATTTGAAAAACCATACAATAAAGATTTTACTGAAGTATTAGAAGTACAAGGTACCTTGCTAGACGAAACAAGAGGTACTACAACTTCTAGTGCTAGAAGAGAAGCACCGTCAATGGTGTTTGGTATTAGTACCCCAGGACCTTTAGATAAACGAAATAAAAGCCCTACTGCAAAATATGGCTCGGATACAGAATCAGCAGACATGCCATACAACAGATTAGGTGGTACTAGTTTTGTAATGGATGACGGCGACGATAAATTTATTAGAGCAACTCATGCAGCTGATGGCCCACCAATCTATATTAATAGAGAAGGTGGCGAAACTGGCGGTGATGAAACTATACCTCAAAATGAGCATGTAAGAATTAGAACGAGAACTGGTCATCAAATATTGATGCATAACAGTGAAGATTTAATCTATATTGCCAACAGCAGAGGAACAGCTTGGATAGAACTATCATCAGACGGAAAAATTGACATATATGCCTATGACAGTATAAGTGTTATGTCAGACCAAGATATCAATTTTACTGCTGAAAGAGATTTTAATATTGATGCAGGAAGAAACATCAATATGCGAGCACAGGCTCGTTATTCAGATGGTAAAGAAACTGACAACGGTTCAGATTCTGGCAGAATTCAAATTGAAAGTGCATTCAACACTTATATTAATGTAGGTAAAGATTTAAAAACTACAGTTAGTAATAATTTTCATATAGCAGTTGATCAAGCTATGAAAATTATTACTAAAAGTGATTATCATCTACACAGCAAAGCTGCTATCTATCAACAGTCAGACACTAATACACATGAAAAAGCCGGCCACGGTTGGTATAGAGAAGCAACTAATAATATTAATGACCTAGCTGGAAAAACTTATTTTAATAAAGCAGCTAATACTGATATTTTATCAGCAGGTTATATACATTCTACAGCAGGAGCTGAAATTGTTGAAACTGCTGCTGCATCAATTTCTAATAATGCTGTTAGTATTCATCATGTTGCTTCTGGAGGAATTAACTTATTAGGTGGATCCATCGTAGCAGGTGATGCCGGCGCAATCCATTGGAATAGTGGTCAAGCTGCTAGTGGGGTTAATACTGCTGCTGCACCTGCAACACCAACCACTCCTCCAGAAGATGCAGAAAAAGTCGAAAGACTACCTTCAATACTATTGCCATATATCAAACCAGGCGCCCAGCAAGCAGTTGCATACGAAAGTATTTTAACAAGAGCTCCACAACATGAACCGTGGCCACACCATGAGAATTTTAACCCGTTAGCATTTAGACCTGATCAAACAGATAGAGAAGCTCCTGGAGATTTAAATCTACAAGACAGAGCATTAACTCCTGACACTTTCCGTAAAAATAAAGATGGAGCAGCAACTACTACATTTGTAAGTATGATTGGTCCTGCAAACAAATCAGATTTTGGTAATACAGGAGACGGTGTTACTAACGGTACAAATCCTAGCTATTCAGGTGAAGGCGGCGCTAGAGGCGGCGGCACAGACAGCGGCTACAGTGGCGCCGATGGAACAGTTAGTTATAATGGCCAAGGTACGTTAGTAAGTGTTAAGAGTGCTAGCGGAAAATCTGCACAAGTAGCACAGTGCTTCCAAGAAGCATTCCAAGGCTTTGTTACTGATCTCGAAGCTACTGGATATAAGATAAAATCAATGGGCGGATATGCTAGAAGAAATATTAATGGTATTCCTAATAAATGGAGTATTCACGCTAGTGGCGCGGCGATTGATATTAACCCACCAAATCCTGCTGTAAACAAAGCCCCTAACGGACTATTTAGACCACGCCCTGCCAATGCACCGTTAACTGACATGCCAGTTGCTCAAGTTAGACAGTTAGTAAAGAAATGGGGCCTAGGATGGGGAGGCAACTGGACCAGTTCAGATGATGCTATGCATTTTAGTGCAGCAAAAAGTGAAGGTGGCAAATGGCCAGTTAAGAGCGACGGCACAATACCTTCAAACTCTCAAATGTCAGGCCAAGCTCCTACTACCGGACGTTCTAATTCACTTGCAGAAACTCCGCCTACTAAACCTGAGTCAGGTCGACCCTAATAATACTATAAGGTAAATACAGTATGAGTACATTAGAAAAAAATCTTTATAAACGTGTTACTGTATCTTCGGGGCCTCAACGAGGACAGGTTGGCCGAGCCTACAGAGGGTTTTCATCGGTAAATCAAAGTACAGAGGGCTACGCTCTTTATGATTTTGAATTAATCAAACAAGATATTATCAATCACTTTCATATCCGTCAAGGAGAAAAACTATCTGATCCTAGTTTTGGAACAATTATCTGGGATATGTTATTTGAACCGTTTACTAACCAAGTAAAACAAGCAATTATAGATAATGTTACGGAAATTGTAAACTACGATCCTCGTGTTCGAGTAGAAGAAGTTATTGTTGATACTTACGAATCAGGTATCAGCATAGACTGTACACTGTCTTATATTCCTTATAATATTTCTGAGCAACTCCGCTTTAAATTTGATCAAGCATCCAATATTGGATAATAAAGTTAGCATATAATTGCTACGGATAAATATCAATATAGATAAGGAATAACAAGTATGTCCTCAACTGATAGGCAATCAAGATTACTAGCGACTGAAGATTGGAAAACAATTTATCAGAGCTTCCGCAATGCTGATTTTCAAAGCTATGACTTTGATAATCTTCGTCGCACAATGATTAATTACTTAAGACAAAATTACCCAGAAGATTTTAATGACTACATTGAAAGTTCTGAGTATCTTGCATTAATTGATTTGATTGCATTTTTAGGACAAAATCTTAGTTTCCGTGTTGACCTTAATGCTAGAGAAAATTTTCTTGAAACTGCTGAACGTAGAGAAAGCATCCTACGTCTAGCAAATTTAATTTCGTATAATCCTACCAGAAATCAAGCAGCAAATGGCCTACTAAAATTTGAAACTATAAAAACTACTGAGTCAGTATACGACAGCACAGGATTAAACCTAGCAGGTATTGTAGTAAGATGGAATGATAGAGGCAATACAAACTATTTTGAACAGTTTGTTAAAGTTCTCAATGCAGCATTGCCAGTAAATGGCACCTATGGCAGACCAGTTAAAAGTGAAAATATTTCTGGAGTATTAACACAGCAATATAGGTTTCAGGCTGCAAATACTGATTTACCTGTTTATCCTTTTACTAAAAATATTGAAGGATTAAGTACACGATTTGAGATAGTAAGTTCTGACATTTTTAATGGAAGTATTGTGGAAGAACCTCCACTTCCAGGAAATAATACAGCGTTCCTCTATAGAGATGATGGCCAAGGTGCAGGCAGTTCTAATACTGGTTTCTTTATGCACTTCCGTCAAGGGCGTCTTGATAATGGTACATTTTTAATCAACAATACTACCCCAAATCAGCTAGTTTCTATTGACTCAACTAATATTAATAATTCTGATGTATGGCTCTATAGCACAGATACAAATGGTATTGAAACTGAACTGTGGACAAAGATTGATGCAGTTGAGGGAAATAATATTATCTATAATAGCTTGTTTAGAGGTACTCGCAGTGTGTACGCTGTACAAACACGAATTGAAGATAGAATTAACTTAGTGTTTAGCGATGGTGTATTTGGTAACTTACCATCCGGAAACTTTAAAATTTATTATAGAGTTAGTGAGAATAGAAACAGTGTTATTAATCCAGGTGCATTAAATAACATCTCTATTGATATTCCGTATATTAGTAAAAATAATGTACAAGAAACTCTTACACTGGGGCTAAGTTTAAAATACTCTGTAGCTAACGGAGCAACATCAGAAAGTAATGCAGATATTAAAGCTAATGCACCTGCTACATATTACACTCAAAATAGATTAATTACTGCTGAAGATTATAATATTGGTCCTTTGGGAATAAGCCAAGATATTATTAAAACTAAATCTGTTAATAGAGTAGCAAGCGGAATTAGTCGATATTATGACCTCAAAGATGCAAGTGGAAAATATTCAAACACAAGTTTATTTGCAGATGACGGAATTATATATAAAGAAGACTTTTTAAGAAAAACTTCGTTTACGTTTAACACTCAGTCAGACATTGAAGGTGTTATATACAATACAATTGAACCAATACTGTCAAGTACAAATACTAATAATTTTTATCTTGACAAATACGGCAAAATCATTGTAAGTGATTTAGGTGTGTCTTGGGCACAAGTTACTACTTCAACAAACAGGTCAACTGGATTCTTTATTGACAGTGACTCTGTAAGACAACCAGTAGGAAGTTTTACAGCAAATAGTTTAAGATTAATTGAACCCGGCGCCCTAATTAAATTTACCGCACCAACCGGATATCATTTTATGCCTAACGGCACATTAATGATAGGAGACTCTGACCATTTAGGAGCATCAACTTACAAATGGACAAAAGTGGTAAGTGTTTATGGCAACGGAACACAAATTGACAGCAGCAGTGCTGGCGCACTGGTCTTAAACGATATTATTCCAGAAGGCGCAATATTAACTCAAATTGTTCCTAAATTATCAAGAGTATTAATTTCTGATATTAAGTCTCAAATTATTGATAGAGTATTTGCTTATAGAGATTTTGCATTAAGATATGATAGAGAAGCCCGCCAATGGAAAATCATTACGGCTGAAAATATTAATACAATAAACAATTTTAACACAGGTAAAGCTGGCGATACAAGCGGACAAAACCTTGATTCTAGTTGGATACTATATTTTAAAACCAACGGCGAAACTTACACAATTACCTATCGTAACTTACGATATGTATTTGAGAGCGCAAATGAAATTAGATTTTTCTTTGACAGTGCAGACAGAATATATGATCCAAAGACTGGACAACTTATTAAAGATAAAATTTCAATATTAAACATCAACAGACAGCCTGATTCGTTGGTATCATTTACAGAAGATTTTCCTTGGACAATTTCTGACGCATTTAGAGATAGCGACGGCTATGTAGATTCAAGAAAAATTCAAGTTGAATTTTTTGATAAAGATGATGATGGTGTTTCTGATAACCCTGAAGTATTTGAACAAATAGTCAGTGAAACTGTGAACAGTTCAACTAAGTTCGTATTTCAAAAGAAATACATCACAACTGACGGAGTTGAAGATTTTAAATATTTTGATAATTCTAATAATACAATCTTAGTTAGAGCTAATGAAGCTGCAATAGGCTCACCTAGTAGCTACAGCGAAGGACAAACATTCTACCTTATAGAAGAAGGAGTTTTCAAAGTATTAAGTATCGCAAATAATAATTCATCAGTTACCTCTAACTATAGAGGATTTGTTGGAAGAGATAATTTAAAATTTCATTATGTACACGTAGCAGATTCTAATTATAGAATTGATCCTAGCTCTACTAATATTATAGATACCTATTTCTTAACTAAAGGTTATGATACAGAATTTAGAAAATGGATTAGCGGAACGTTAACTAATAAACCTCTGCCACCAAGCAGCGATGAATTATTTAGAAGCTATGGATTTGAGATTAACAAAATTAAATCAATAAGTGATGAAATAGTTTATCATCCTGTTAAGTACAAGGTACTGTTCGGATCAAAAGCAAGAGAAGACCTACAAGCAACCTTTAAGATCGTAAAAAATCCAGGATTAACAATTAACAACAATGAAATCAAATCAAAAGTTATCGATGCGATTAATAAATTTTTTAGTATAGAATATTGGAATTTTGGTGATACTTTTTACTTCTCGGAACTAAGCGCATATGTTATGAATAATTTATCACCTAATTTAGTTTCATTATTATTAGTACCAAAACAAACAGCACAAGGATTTGGTAGTTTGTTTGAAATTAAATCAGAATCAGACGAAATATTTGTATCGGCAGCAACAGTTGCTGATGTTGAAATAATTGACGAAATTACAGCAACAAATCTAAAAGCATTAGGTAACGTTGTTACAAGTATATCAAGTAGCACTTCTGGAATACAGAGTTCTATTAATGGGAGTTCTTACTAATAATGGCTAACGAAAATCAAAACGAATCAGCACTACCAGTTCCTGGTAAGAATAAACGTGCTACTTCTGAACTACTACCAAGATATTTTAGAACTGAAGCTAATAAAAAGTTTTTGCAAGCCACCCTTGATCAATTAACACAGCCCGGCGTTGCTGAAAAAATTAGTGGATACGTAGGTAGAAAAAATGCAAAAGCATTTGCGGCCACTGATGCTTATGTAGGTGATATAAGTGTAGATAGAACTAACTATCAGTTAGAACCTGCTGCTGTTATTAAAGATAATCTAGATAATGTAACATTTTACAAAGATTATAATGATTACATCAATCAAATTACTGCCTTTGGCGGAAACACCAACAATCACAGTCGTTTAAACAGTCAAGAAACATATGCATGGAATCCAAATATTGATTGGGATAAATTTGTAAACTTCCGCAATTACTATTGGCTAGCAGGCGGCCCGCCCAGCGTAAGAATAGCTGGTCAAAACAAAGATGTTGTAAGCACATATACTGTTACACTAGCTGATAATGTTGATAATACTTCTTATGTATTTTCTCCTGACGGTCTTACATCTAACCCTACGTTAAAATTGTATAGAGGACAAACATACAGATTTGAAATTAATACACCTGGACACCCAATAGCGTTTGCTATCAGTAAAACAGTTACTCCTGGTAATGCGTTAATCACAGCCGGTCGTGAAGGTATTCGCGGCGCAGGATTGTTTGATGCACAACTATACGGAAATGAATACGATTTGGGTGAATATATTGTATTACCTGATAGCGGATCAGTTACATTTGCTGCTGCTGAAAATGTATCAACATTATACCCTGACGGTATTCGTAAGTTGGGAGAAGCAGGAGAAGAAATTGCAAACGTTTATATTGAAAAGGGTACTATAGAATTTACTATTCCTTTAAACGCTCCAAACAGATTATATTATATTTCAAAAAATAACGTTGATACTAGTGGAATAGTAAGAATCTATGACATTGAAGAAAACTCTTTTGTAGATGTTGAAACAGACATATTAGGAAAGAAAACGTATAAGAGTGCTAACGGTGCAACACTTACTAACGGCATGCGAGTTAATTTTATTGGGGCAGTTACTCCAGTTCAATACAGCAAAGATAGCTGGTATGTTGAAGGTGTTGGCGACAAAATTAAATTAATAAACGAACGTGATCTAATAATTCCTGCTGCATATGCACAAACAATTGAAGTACCGTTTGATAGCGAAAAGTTTGATTCACTACCATTTTCAAACTCTGAATCTTATGCAAAAGAAAAAGATTATATTGTTGTTAACAGAGCAAGTCCTGACAAGAACCCATGGAGTCGTTACAATAAGTGGGTTCATAAAGATGTAGTAATTGCAAGCTCAACTTACAGCAAAATTGCGTATAATTTAGATGAGGAACTACGTGCAAAGCGTCCTATTATAGAATTTGAAGCAGGATTAAAATTATTTAATTTTGGTGTTGCTGCAAAAACAGATGTAGACCTAATAGACACATTTACATTAGACGTTTTTTCTACAATTGAAGGAAGTTTAGGCTACAACGTTGATGAGATTGATCTTGCTGAAGGAATGAGAATTCTATTTACAGCAGATACTGATGTGCTGGTAAGTGGTAAAATTTATCAAGTAAAATTTGTAACTATTAATAACGTTAGACAAATTAGCTTAATTGAGACTGCGGATACTGACCCAGTACACCTTGAAACAGTATTTGTTAAAAGCGGAACAAAATTTGCTGGGCAAACTTTTCATTATCATAATAATGTATGGATTCAAGCGCAACAAAAAACTATTAGGAATCAACCACCACTATTTGATCTTTGCTGCCCAGAAGGTAACAACTATACCAACAGTGATGTTTTTAATTCAAGCACATTTAAAGGAACTAAACTGTTTAGTTATTCTATAGGTAACGGAACTACTGATAGTGAATTAGGATTTCCTTTAGTATACAGAAATATTAATAATAGTGGTGATATACAATTCGAATTTAATTTGTTAACTGATACATTTACGTATCAAACAGAAACAGATATAATTCCTGTGTCTACTTCTATAGGTAATTTAAGAAAATATTCAAATATAAGTTCATTTAAATGGGCAAATGGTTGGGCAAGTACTCCAACTATTACCAAACAAAAAGTAATTAGACAATACATTGCAACTGCTGATGTAAGGAATAATTTTGAAATTGATGTTTATGATGCTCCATTAACCTTAACAGATTTAACAGTTAATGTATTTGTTAATAATACTATAAAGCAGTTAGATAGTGACTATACATTTGATAGAATTAATAAAAAGTTAATAATTAGATTTTTTACAGATTTAAAAGTTGGGTCTACTGTTATAATTAAAACTAATTCTGTTGCACCTAAAAACAGCAACGGTTGGTATGATTTTCCTATCAACTTAGAAAGAAATCCTGCTAACCAAGATTTGTCATTTTTTACTCTTGGCGAAGTAATTGATCATGTTGACAGTATGATTGAAGATTTACAAGGCTTTGAAGGAACGTTTCCTGGCATTAGTAACCTGCGAGATTTAGGAGATTTAGATGTTTACGGTAAGCGATTTGTAAAACATAGCGGACCAATAAACTTACCACTATATCATATAGCAAATAAAAAATATAATATTGTTAAAGCAATTGACTTTTCTAAGAAAGAATATGCTCGCTTTAAACGAACCTTTGTTGAGACCGCTGATACTTTAGGATTTGATGGTCCTGTAAGAGAGCACGTTAATCGTGTGTTTGAAGAAATTAATAAAGATAAAGTTAAAACACAATCATTTTACTTTTCTGATATGGTTGATACAGGGACTAATAATACTGTACTAACTTACGAAGTGTTAGATCCTAGAAATCCTTATTACCCACTTAGTGCAGTATTTTCTGCTACAAAACTAAGTCAACGTTCAGTAACGGTATACTTAAATGACAGCCAATTAATTCATACTAAAGATTACACGTTTGATGATCAGGGATTTGTATTAATTGATAGTTATCAGCAAGAAGGTGATACTATTACAATCTATGAATCTGCAACAACTGACGGTTCTTTTGTACCACCAACTCCTACTAAATTAGGACTATACCCATCTTTTTATCCCCAAGTTGTTATTGATGATACATTTATTAATAATGAAGAACCTACTGTAAACGGACCATTTAAAATTTACGGTCAAGACGAAGTGTCACAAGCAGTTGGTTGGTTCTATCCAGTGTATACTAGTAGACGCTCTGCTCAAAATGCTGACAGTCAAGGCGCCGCAGTACAGTTACAATTAAACGGGTTAAACAGAGTAATTTACATGCCAGCTAACAGCGGCATTGTTGCAGGAACTGATAATAACGAAATTGATGAATATCCTATTGGTGTTGCATTAATAAGAGGTCACGACGGCAGTTTTGTAAAAGCGTTTAAAGATTTTAAAGACTACTTAATACTCGATCTAGAAAAGAGAATATTTAATAATATTAAAGTATCGTATAATGCCAGCCAGCTTGATGTAAATGATTTTATAAACAGCAAAGGAAGAATTACAGGCTTTAGTAGAGATGAAATAAATCTTTCTCTACGCCCTAGTTTTGTTGAATGGTTAAAAAATATTGAAAGCGATTATACTGATAATAGCTTTTATCAAAGAGAAAATCAATTTACATTTAACTATTCAAATATGAACAGTGCTGTTGACGGCGCCCTACTTCCGGGCCACTGGAGAGGAGTTTATAAAGAAGTCTTTGATACAGATCGCCCGCACAGTCATCCATGGGAACTGTTAGGTTTAACTAATAAACCAAAATGGTGGAATACAGTATATGGTCCCGCCCCTTACACTGGAAACAATGAGATACTATGGAGTGACTTAGAGCAAGGTATTTTAAGAGAGCCAGGCAAAGAAATTAAAGTTTTAAACAAATACGTAAGACCTGGACTAATGAATTTTATACCGTCTGATGATAAAGGCAGGCTAAAATCACCTATTGCGTCTAGTTATGCTAAGAATTTCTTTTATAGATACACTACTCAAAATTGGAAATTTGGTGACGAAGCACCTGTAGAAACGGCATGGAGAAGAAGTTCTGATTATGCGTTTGCATTAATTAAAGCATGGTTGTTAAATCAACCTGCTAAGGTTATGGGAATAGGTTTTGATGTTTCTAGAATTACTAAAAATTTAGCAGGACAATATGTATATACTAATACATTAAAGCCTATTACGTTAAAGGATATTCAAGTACCAAATACGTATGAAGATACGCAACGAGTACAAACTTCTGGACTTGTAAATTATATCTATAATTTAGTCGCTAGTAATATACTTACTGTGTATGACGATTATAAAGAAGATTTATCGCGTCTTACTAATCAATTAGGATTTAAACTAGGTGGATTTACTGACAAGCAAAAAGTAAAAATAATTTTAGATAGTAGATCACCTACTAATAGTTTAGCAGAAGGATTATATGTTCCTGAAGAAAACTATAATATATTTTTAAATACAAGCTCTCCAATTGCTGTTTATAACTATAGCGGCGTAATTGTTGAAAAAACAGCTGACGGATTTTTAATTAGAGGCTATAACGACGAAACTCCATATTTTACTTATTTTCCAGTAATCGAAACTGCCAATGATCCTGTAGTAACAGTGGGCGGAATTACAGAAAGTTCATCTGAATGGACAGCAAATAGACGTTATATTAAAGGCCAACTACTAGTAAATAATTTTAAATATTACAGAGTAGTTACTAATTTTACCAGCGGCGACTCGTTTAATACTGACAACATTGCTTTATTAACCGATGTACCAATCACTGGTGGCAAGAGAGCAATATTTAGAAGAAACTTTAATCAAAGACGCCCTCAAACAATTACTTACGGATCTAAACTTTCTACATCTCAAGATGTAGTAGATTTTATTTTAGGATATGATTCTTATTTAAAATCTTTAGGATTTAGTTTTGATAACTTCAACAGAAATACAGAATATGTTGAAAACTGGGACCACGGCGCAAGAGAATTTTTATTCTGGACTACACAAGGATGGGCATCAGGAACTACTGTTTCATTAAGTCCAGGAGCAAATAACATAACACTGACTACTAGTTACAGTGTTTCAGATGACATATTTGAAGACTTTTATGGGTTCAACGTTTTAAAACAAGATGGAGATACAATAAATCCGTCAAACATAAGTGTGTTTAGAGAAGGAAATACAATCCATGTAAGTCCAAAAAATACCACTGACGGAATTTATAATGTAACGTTTCCGCTAGTACAAAAAGAACATGTTGTACTAATAGACAATACAACAGTGTTTAACGACATTATCTATCAGCCAGAGTCGGGTTATAGACAGGAACGATTAAAAGTATTAGGCTATCGTTCAGACAACTGGAATGGCAGCTTAGATATTCCTGGATTTATTTTTGACACCGCAGAAATGGTTGAATGGACTGCATGGAAAGACTATACAATTGGCACTCTAGTAAAGTACAAGCAATTCTACTATGTTGCTGTATTTGCAGTACCGGGCGAAGAAGAATTTAATAGCGCATATTGGTATAGACTGAACGAAAAACCTGTACCAAAACTATATACAAACTTTGATTATAAGATTAATCAGTTTACAGATTTTTACGATCTTGACTCTGGAAATTTTGATGCCGAACAACAACGACTAGCACAACATTTAATTGGTTATCAAAAGCGTGACTATCTTGCTAACATTATAACTGATGATGTAAGTCAATATAAGTTTTATCAGGGATTTATACAAGATAAAGGCACAAAAAATGCGATCACTAAACTTTTTGATCCGTTAAGTACTTCTCAAAACAACAGTTTTGATTTTTACGAAGAATGGGCAATACAAGTAGGACGCTACGGTGCACTGGACAATGTTCAACAAGTAGAATTTATACTTGATGAAACTAAGATGCAAGAGACTCCTCAGTCTATTGAATTAGTGCAAACGTTACCTACTGATAATTTTGACAAAGTTTATAGAATACGCCCGTTTGAAGTATACGACAAGCCTGAAGGATATAATCACGCACCATTTCCTACCACCTCAATTGATCCAGATTATTTAATGAGCAGCGGATATGTGTACGAAGATGATGTTGAATATAAGGCAGGAGCAATTAGTGATCTTGAAACAACAGACGTAAATCAATTACAGTTTGGACAATACATATGGCTAACAACTACACAAGATAATTCGTGGAACGTGTATCAAGTTGCAGACAGTGTTGCTAAAGTAACTACCCTAGTTAGCCTAGGAACATACACTGATACTAATAAACCTATCTTTACTTTAACAGTAGATAGATGGGCAGCTCCACTTCTAAATGCAGGAGATTTGATAGGAATTAAGGGAGCCGGTGAGTATAATTTAACTGGAATATATCAAATAGATTTTATTGATGGCGCAACAATTAACATAATTGTTCCTATTGAAAACGAGTTTAAACCATTTGACAGTGAAAACTTTGTATTAATAAAACTGCGTGAAGTTCGTGTTAATAATCTAGTAGGATTAAACAACTTAATACAAGAAGAAATTTATAACGATCAAAAGATTTGGGTAGATAATTATAAAAACGGTAACTGGGCAGTGTATCAAAATAGTCCAGTGTACAATTCAATTCAGCAAACATTATCGAATCCAGCAGTCTTTGACAGTACCGATCACCAATATAGTTATTCAATGTCAGTTACTGACAACAACTGTTCGCTGTTTGTGTCAGCACCTAATGACGGCAATGGCGTTGTTTATTATTATAGAAGGAGCAAAGATTCAAGTAATCTAATACAAGAACCTGAAATTACTCCTGAATACACTAGCGATTTATATGATATAACAGCAGCTGAATTTGGAAAATCTATTGTAGTAAGTCCTGACGGAGAATTCCTAGCAATAGGTATACCTAATGCAAGTAGTGTAAAAACACGATTTACTGGAGACTTTAATCCTAGTTCAACGTATAGTAAAAATGATATTATACGTTACAGAGAAAGTCTATGGAAGGCTAATAGAGCCATTCTTCCTACTACAACTAGTCAACCATTTACAACTTTTGATACCTACGTACGACTAGCAAGTGTATCAGATGCAGATTCAACTACAATTAAATTACTAGTTGCAGGTAATCCTGGTTTAGAAAACAGTGAATCAAACCACTTCTTAGTACGTGCTCCGTTAGACATGTATTTAGGAACTAAAGCCGGCGACAGTGTAAAATTAGCATGGAACACAACTAGTTTTGCTTATCCAACATTAGAGAACTATATTCCGTTTGATGATGAAAATGATCTAACTATATCAGTTATACAAAATATACATGAAATTTCTGCAAAAATTGATCACATCTTGTTTGTAGAAACATTTGTTGGCCTACCATCTATAGGTGATAGAGTTACAACAGACACAGGTGCTGGAACAGTTCGCTACTTTGACATTAAAGGTGACAGTGCAGTAATCTACATAAATGATACCACTGGTAATTTTGATATTTCAGGAGAACTTTTTGTAAATGATACAGATTTTATAGGATTCTATACAGAAGAAGATACCTATAATGTTTCAAATAACCTAGGTGGCTTTTGGTTAATAGAAACAGGATTTGATTATAATAACAACAGTCGTTGGTACGATATTGGTCGAGGATTAGTATATGTTGACGTACTACTGTCTACAGATACACGAGATGCGTTTGACTATTATAACATACAGACTACTGTAGCAAGCATTGGCCCTTATATCAGCAATAACAATCAAGCTAGCTTTATTGCAAATTTAAGTTATTTTGGTGACCCAGCTGGAATTGAAGGCAGTCAGTTAACTAATAAGTGGGTAGTAAGAGGTGCTAAAGCATATACTGATGATCTAACAATAAGTTATGAATCTGAGTTTCGACTTTACGACCTAGACAATAGAGTTATTGATGTTGCGTCTGCAGGCTTTTCTTATGATATTTTAAACAAAAAGCAAACAGTTGTTGATTTATGGGACGGCTACATTGATTTTGAATATACAAATTTTGACTTTAGCGGAAACGTATTTGAACCAGTTATTGGCGATATATTAGAAGATGTCCAAACACCGTTTGATGAGTTTGGCGGATTAGCTCTTACCAGTTATACCACAAGCAGTGTTGAAGTTATTTTTTACCAAAGAAATTTTAATTTTGTTAGAGTCTATGTTAAAAATAAAACAGGTAACTGGTTAAAAATTAATAACATAGGTAAAGTTGAACTAAGAAGAAAACAGAATATTGCTGCTAGAGGCGCAGGTGATGTTGATCGCGTAATTGGTACAGTTAACGATTTTAGCAATGATATAGTATTAGGCAGTTCACAAATAGGCAAACTAATTGTTTTTGAACACACTGATAATTTACCCATAGCAAGTAACCCTTACATCGTTGACGAAGAATACTGGTTCTTTGATGAACTTACTGTCGGCGGCGCAGCCAGGGGCGAAAATCCACCAAACAAACTTAATAAAGATTATACACAGATATATCATATTGCAGCTGACGCTTTTGGATCACCAGGACCTGCTGGTTCAGGCGCTGTAGCAATTTACTATAAAATGGGCAACGGTTCTTATAAGTTGCAAGAAATATTATATAGCGAATATTCTGCAACAGATCGTAGATTTGGTGAAAAACTTAAACTAATTAAAAATAAGGGACTTTATACTCTATTAGTCACTAGTGTTGGTGATACTTCTCAACAAAGCTACGGATCAATTGAAATATTTAAACATGGATATACAGATACCGATGTGTTTAAAGGAACATGGAAAGTATCAGCAGATTATTTAACAGATGATATAGTATATTACAAAGGAAATTACTATAGAGCTGTAAAAAATATTGATGCTCAAACTGTTCTAAATATATCTAATCCCATATACTGGAATCAAATTAGTTGGAGACAGGGTAAAGATGAAAATTATAGAGGAACACTGGATAATGTATATCCGTATGCATTAGGTTCTATTGTTAATTATAACGGATCATTATATAAAGCAAAAACAAATATTGCCGCAGGTGCAATAATTACCTCAGCTAATTGGGAATTAATTACCAGTGATATTGATTACTTAGGGTATCTTCCAAATAGAACAGGAAATGCATTCTATGGTGAACAAGTTTTCCAACCTTCAGACGAGTATGTAGAAGAATTTGCAAATGAGTTTGATATTTCTAGCAACGGATCTATATTAACTGTACTATCTAAACAAGTTAATTCGGATAGTTCTACATCTGCTATAATGTCAATCTATAGATTAGTTGGTAATAAGTATAATCTTGATCAAACAATTGTATTAGGAAAAAATACAAAATCTATAGTGTTAGCACCGGATGGAAATATAATTGCAGTTTCTGAGCCTGAGAACGATGAGAGAAAAACTGATCAAGGTAAGGTTAATGTTTATAGACAGATCAACGGATCGTTTAACTTAGTTCAAACGTTGCTTGCTCCACAAAATGAAGAGTCAGAAAAGTTTGGTTCAAAAATGTCGTTTAGCAACGATAATCTAGTAGTATCTAGTTTAAATGGCGACATGAAAATACCAACAACGTTTGATGTTGCTAGTACAAATGAAACTACATTTGATAACGGTTATACAACATTTAAGAACGTAATTAAAGATACTGGGGTTGTTTACATATTTGAAGATTTAGAAGACACGTTAGTATATTCTCAGTCATTCCGATACGACGACAGCACTGTATTAAACTTTGGTGAAACTTTACTAGCTAAAGATAATCATGTATATGTTGGTATGCCTCGTGTAGGCAGTGATACGTATAAAGGTACAGTTTTAGATTACAGAAAATCTAAAGGTACAACTTCATGGAATAGAATAAGAGAATTTGTCCCCCCAGCTGATGTTTCAAAGATTAGAGGAGCATTTTTATATAATAAGAGAACTAATCAAATAGTAACCTATCTTGATTTTATTGATCCTATACAAGGAAAAATTGCAGGACCTGCAGAGCAAGAAATCAAATACAAAGTTCCTTATGATCCTGCTACTTATAATGTAGGTGTATATACCGGAGTTGATACCGATGTATTTTGGGCAGACGAACACGTAGGTGAAGTTTGGTGGAATATTAAAACTGCTAGATTTACTTATCCATACCAAGGAGACGTACAATACCAAAAAGCTAATTGGAATGAGTTACAACCAGGATCAGAAATCAACGTTTACGAATGGGTTGAAAGTAATTTCCTACCTAGCCAATGGGATTCACTTGCAGACACTGATAGCGGATTAAGCCAAGGACTAAGCGGATTATCAGTTTATAGTGATGCCCTATATAGCCAAAAATTTGTATACGATAGTGTATCACAAACTTTTAGTAATAGATTTTACTTCTGGGTAGAAAAGAAACTTACTGTTCCTCAGATAGAAAATAGAGCAATAAGTGTATTTGATATTGCAAGACTTATTGCAACTCCTAGAGAACAAGGTTATAGATTTATTAGTTTCTTAGGTAAAGATAGATTTATTCTTAACAACTGCGACTCGTTAATTTACAACGAAGACATTGTTTTAAATATAAAATATGCAACTGGATCTAATACAGAACAGCAAACACATGCTGCTTATTATATTATGTCTGAAGGCCTAGCGTCAAGCGAAGTTAATGCTGATATAGAACGCAAATGGTTTGACAGTTTAGTAGGTTATGACAATCAGAATAGAAAGGTTCCAGCTGAAAATCTTACTCCTAAGCAGAAGTACGGTATTCAAAACAGACCTCGTCAAAGTATGTTTGTTAACAGGTACGAAGCACTAAAGCAGTACATTGAACGAGTTAATTTAGTACTTAAAGAAAATATAATAACAGACATATATGATATTAGTCCTTTATTAACTAAAGAAGAAGTTCCTAATATTATTTTAGGAAAATATGATACAGTTATTGACACTATTGATGAACTACGTTTTGTAAGCACAAACAAACTTGTCCACGCAGAATTAACTCCTGTAATTCAAAACGGAAAAATCGTGCGTGTAGTTATTAACAATTCTGGACGAGGGTATAAAGTTGCTCCTAATTATGTACTAACGGGTACAGGTACAGATGCTGAGTTTAATATTGAGATTAACAACCTTGGTCAAATTACCAACGTTGAAGTACTAAGTACCGGTAGTGGATATGCTCCTACTGCACAGATATTTGTAAGAAATTTCAGCACACTAGTATCTAGTGATTCAACGATAAACGGTAAGTGGGCTATCTATACTTGGAATAGTACAACATCTACTTGGTCAAGAACAGGTATACAAGGGTATAATGTAAATCTATACTGGAACTATGTTGATTGGTATGCTACAGGGTATAACGAATTTACACCAATAGATTATAACATTTCACAGTCAAGTGAACTTCAATCTATAACTAATAACATTGGGGATACTGTACGTATACAAGATATTAATTCAGGCGGCTGGTTGCTACTTGAGAAAATAGATAATCTTGATTCAGAAGACTATACAATAAATTATAAAACTGTAGGTAGACAAAACGGTACTATAGAGTTTAAAGACACTTTATATGATTACAGTAAAAATGCAGTTGGATTTGATAATAGAAATTTTGACAGCATCATTTACGATAGTAATCCTGTAACCGAATTACGTACTATCCTAAATACCGTTAGAGACAATATATTTGTTGGAGCATTAAAAGTAGAATATAATAATCTATTTTTTGCTACTTTACGATATGTCTTATCAGAGCAACTATATGTTGATTGGATGTTTAAATCTAGTTTTATTAAAATAAAGCATAACGTAGGTATGCTTGAACAAGATAGGACATTTAATGCTGATACTTCAAGCAGCTATAAATCTTATGTTGAAGAAGTTAAGCCATATAAAACTGTAATAAGAGAATTTGTAAGTGCATATGAGACTATAGATAATACTGCTAGTATGACTAGCGATTTTGATCTACCGCCTTATTATAATACTTTTAAGAAAAAAATTACTCCTACAAATGCAATTGTACTTCAAGGACAGGTAATTTCAGAAGATTCTAAATTATTAGACTATCCTAGAAAAAATTGGCTAGACAATCATGGATATTCTGTTAAGAGTGTAGAGATTGCTAACGGAGGTTCGGGATACACATATAAGCCTATTATTAAATTAGTTGGTGGAAATGGAACCGGCGCAACAGCTGAAGCATATCTTGGGTACGGAGCAATTACTAAGATTAAAGTAACTAATCCTGGTACAGGATATATTACTGCGCCCACAGTTATTATTGAAGGATCTCAAACAGCTAACAGTACTACGGCAACTGCAACAGCAGTATTAGGAAACGGCGTTGTAAGAACTCCTACAATTAAAATTAAATTTGATAGAACATCAAAAAATTATTTTATAAGTTCTTTAGGAAAAACGGAGACTTTTGCAGGAACTAATATAACTACACGATTTAATTTAGAATGGCCAATGGATCTTCAAAGTAGTAATGTTTTTGTTTATATTGATGACGAAGAACAACTTAGAAGTACATATAGTTATGAAAATGTTTCTAACTCAAGTACAGGATATCTACGTCAACAGGGTAGAATTAATTTTGTAAATCCTCCCGCTAATGAGGCAGTAATTCGAGTAGTTTACAAGCGTCCTCTATCAATGTTACATGCTGCTGATAGAATTAACTTTGCATATAATCCATTGCAAAATATGTTAGGAAAAAATCTAGCAAACTTAATGGATGGAGTTGACTACGGTGGCGTAGAGATAACAAGTTTTGATTTTGGCGGCGCTGCCGGCTGGGATGTAAAAGGATGGTATACTGATACTTGGGATACTTACGATAACACTTATGAAGACGAAGTATTTACATTTGATGGATCAACATCTATTATTGAACTAGCTACACCATTAGCGTTAGGTATGACATACAACGTATACTTAAAACGATACGGAGAAGCAACACCTAACAGAATTGATGATGCTAACTACGGTACAGAATTACAAACTAATCCTAATGCACTAATGCCTAGCTTTGTTGGCGATGGAACTACTAGAATACTTGACCTTGGCATTTACGGAATACTTGCCAACGACAATGATGTACTTATAGTTAGAAAATACACTAGCGATGGTAGTTTTATTCCTGATCCGGAAAGTTACGATACTGCACTAAGTGGTGGCGATCTAGTGTATGCAACTGCTAGAGGTATTAATGCTGAGGAAATACTAGTAGACGGTGACGGATTTGTTACACCTACAACAAGTAAAGGTCCTGAGGAACTAGTTCCAGGACAAGTGCTTGATACTCTTGATATTAAAGTATATACAAGGGATAGCGGTGGACTTGGAACTATCTATAGTCAAAGTTATATAATGAATTCTACAACACTATATGATCTAGGAGTTGTACCAGGATCAAATCCATCGGTATTTGTTAAAATTGCAAATCAACTGTTGGCTGATACTGAATATACAATTGATTGGATCAATAATACAGTAACAATTCAATCACCGGTAATTGGCGCTGAACTCAACATCCTATGCGTAGAAAGAAGCGGCCAGGACATAATTGACTACGGCAGATTAGTAAGTGACGGATCAACAACTGACTACGAATTACCAAGAAAGTATGTTGATGGTATGAGCGTTTTTGTTTCAGTTAACGGTGAACAACAATCTGTAATATTCTACGGTTTAGAAGATGCATTAGGTAATGCAGCAATACGTTTTGCAGAAACATTATCAGAAGGTCAAATAATTAATTGGACAATATTCTCAACAGATGCAGTAATTAACTACAGTCAAATTACTAAAGATACGTTTATTGCTGACGGATCAACTTCAATATTTACATTGAATACTGCACCGTTCTATGCAATTCCTACTGCGTATAATGTTATGGTTAAAGTAGATAATCGTATACTTACTCCCGGCTACAATATTCAATTTGTTGTTCCTGCTGATCGCCAAAGAGAATATCAATTAGAATCATTCCAACAACCAGGAAATGCGCTGCAAGCTGAAGACGTTAATGTTTTTGTTAATGGAACAGAGATCACTACTCCGGTACAGTGGAGATTTGATGTTGTCAACAGTAGTATTGTACTTTCAGATACAGTAGGAAATGTAGGAGATTTAATTGAAATATACGTTGTTACAGATGGAGAGTACCAGCTAAACGGAAATACATTAACCCTAGTTGATACACCAATTGCTAATCAAACTATAGAAGTGTTTAGCTTTAGTAACCACGATATTTTAGGAATTGAAAGAATAAAATATGATGTAGTTTCTAGAATTGCACTAACAGCTGAAGATCTTGATTACGTTACTTACAACAGACTTACTGTGGGAGAAATAAAATTAAGATCACCAGCAGCTGATGCGCAGTATGTTTGGGTAAGTGTAAATGGTGAACTTTTAACACCTAGTGTTGATTATTCATTAACAGATAATAAATCAAAAGTTAGATTGGTTAGACAACCTAATGCAGATGATGTAATTGATATTTTACATTTTACACCTCAACTTTCTCAAACAAAGTTTGCATTTAGACAATTTAAAGATATGCTTAATAGAACACATTACAAGAGACTTGATGCTCCTGTAACAGTCCTAGCAAATACTTTACTAGAAACTGATCTGAGAATAGAACTGATTGATGCATCAACTTTATCAGCACCTAGTAAATCTGCAAACAGACCAGGAATTATCTTTATTGATGGAGAACGTATTGAATATTTTGTAAAAGAAAATAATACACTGCGCCAACTACGTAGAGGAACACTTGGCACTGGAGTTAAGCAATTGTATGCTAGTGGAACAGACGTGTTTGATCAAAGCAACAGTAAAACTGTTCCGTATAAAGATGTAACGCAGACGCAAAACATAGTAGCAACTGGTCTAACTGCTACATTTGCCTTAAACTTTAAAGCAGCAAGTGCTAATGAATTTGAAGTGTTTGTTTCAGGACGTAGACTGCGTAAATCAAACATATCTGTGTTTAACCCAGTGTTAGCATTAGATAGTCCTACAGGTGATGAAATTGTAGCTGCTGAATTTACTCTAAGCAACAACGTTGACAGTGCAGGAAATATACTAAGTAGCAGTATAATTCTAAGAGAAACACCTCTAGCTGATCAACAGATAACTGTAACGAGAAAATTAGGTAAAATATGGACAGAATCAAACATGACATTAAGTGAAACACAGACAGATATAGCGTTTTTCTTGAGAGCAGGAACAACCAAGCTACCTGAATAAATACAATACGGAAAAAGGAAATGAGCGGAATTATGCAAGATAATAACGGTGTTCTAATACAAGGTCATATTAAAATATTTGATCCTACGACTAACGAAATTTACGTTAATAAGCGTAATGCTATTCACTATGAAAATATGAGTATAGCATTAGCAGAGAGTCTAAGTAATGCAGGACAAGGATTCATTTACGAAATGAGCTTTGGAAATGGTGGCACGTCAGTTGATCCAACTGGTATTATCACATACTTAACTCCAAATTCTACAGGTACAAATGCTAGTTTATACAATCAAACCTATACAAAAGTAGTTGATGACAGAAGTGTTAATAATTCCGATCCTGCAAGAAACTTTTTAGAAACCCGCCACGTTACTGGAACAAATTATACCGATATTGTAGTAAGTTGTTTGCTTGATTATGGCGAACCAGAAGGACAGGATGCATTTGACACTGCATCGGATACAAATAATTCTTATGTTTTTGATGAATT